CGGGGGCCGTTTCTGTATTTTTCGACAGCATAAACCAAACCAGCATTCACGCAACCGCTTAGATTAATAGACGCCATATATTAATCTAAACACTTCCCTCGGAACTAAACCCTTGATATGGGTTGTTCCGGGGGATTTTGTATACATGGCAACAGCATCGACCCTTCTGACCGCTATCGACGACGCCATCGCGACGATCCTAGCCGATCCTTACGCGACGGTGAAGATCGGCGAGGCTGAATATTCCAGGCACAATCTCGACATGCTGCGCCGGCTGCGCTCCAGCCTGAAGGCTGAGGTTGCGGATTCCCATGGTTCCAACCGGAACTACGCGAGGTTTTGATGGGAATTGGCGCCACACTCTCCGGCTGGCTGGACGGCACGGTGGCGATGTTTTCGCCGGTGGCGGGTGCGCGGCGACTGGCGGCGCGTAAGGCGCTGGCGGTCTATGGCAGCTATAAGGGCGCGGATTCCGGGCGGCTACGTCACTCGTGGACGCCGGGGGCGGACAGCGCCAACCGGGAGATCGAGCGGGGGCTGAAGCGGCTGCGCGAACGGGCGCGGGATCTGAACCGGAACGACGGGACGGCCGCGGGACTGACCTCGACGCTGGTCGCCAACATCGTGGGGGCGGGGTCGCATCCGCAGGCGCGGGTGGATGCCGGGGTGCTGGGTATCAGCGACGAGGCGGCCGAGACGATCAACCGCGCGATGGAAGCGGCGTGGCGGCGTTGGGCCGAGAATGCCGACGTGACGGGGCAACTGAGTTTCGCGGCGTGCCAGGCATTGGCGCAGCGTCAGGAAATCGAGAGCGGGGAGTTTTTGGCAGCGCTCAAGGTGATTGATGGCGAGCTGCGGGTGATGCTGATCGAGCCGGATCGGCTGGATCTGACGCTTAATCGGGCGCGCGAAGAGGCGACAGACGACGGGCGCGGCAATCGAACGGAAGCCAAGAACGAGATCCGGATGGGCGTGGAGTATGACGCCATCGGCCGGGTGGTCGCCTACTGGATCACGCCGCAGCATCCGGGTGACACGCGGGCGCGGGGAGATAACCAGCCGCAGCGGTTTGAGCGGTTGGATGAATGGCGCGCCAGCATCCTGCATGGTTTTCGGGTAGAGCGGCCGGGCCAAAGCCGGGGAGTGCCGTGGTTCGCGCCGGTGCTCGATCTGTTCAAAGACTTCAGCGAATACATGGAAGCGGAGCGGGTTGCGGCGCGGGTCGCAGCCTGTTTTAGTGTTTTTATCCGAAAAACCGATGCTTATTTGGCGTCGCAGAGCGCGATCAGCGAAACCGAACCGGGGACATATGGCAAGCCGGTTGAGGATCTTGAGCCCGGAATTATTCAATATTTGAACGCTGGCGAAGACATTACGAGTTTCGAGCCGGCGCGGCCGGGCACGACGTTCGATATGTTCGTCATGCGCCTGCTGCGGATCATGGCCGCGGCGCTCGATGTGCCATACGAGCTGATCGCGAAAGACTGGTCGAATTCCAATTACTCCAACATGCGTGGAGCGCTGTTGGAAGCCCGGCGCGTGTTCAGGATCCATCAGCAGCGGTTGCAGCGCAGCTTTTGCCAGCCGATCTACGAACGCGTGATCGAACTCGCCGTGCTGCGTGGCGAGATCAGTGCGCCGGGCTTCTACCAGAATCGGGCGGCCTATCTGCGCACGCGGTGGATTCACCCGGGCTGGAATTGGGTCGATCCCGAGAAGGAAATCACCGCCAGCATCAAGGCGATTGAGGCGGGGTTGAGCAGCGAAGAGGACGAATGCGCTGCAAACGGGAAGGACGCTGAGGAGATCGCCGAGGCGCGGGCGCGTGAGGTGCGGCGTCATCGGGCGAGCGGAACGGTGAATCCGAAGGAATTGGCGACGGCCGTCGAACTGCTGGCGCGGGCCGGCTACAAGGTCGACGCGGGCGAGATCGGCCAGGCTTTGGGGTTGACGGTGGAGAAGGCCGAACCGACCGGGCAGGTAACGGACATCGAGCGCGGGAGGCAGGTTGCATGAGGCCGGTAGGCGAGATCGAGATTCTGGATTTTATTGGCGCCGACTTCTGGGGCGAGGGGATCACGGCGAAGTCGGTTTCGTCCGCGATTAAGGCGATGGGCGACGTGCGGCGGATCCAGGTGACGATCAACTCGCCGGGCGGTGACGTGTTCGAAGGGCTGGCAATTTACAACACGCTCAAAGAAGCGAAAAAGCCGATCGACGTGCGGGTGCTGGGACTGGCGGCGAGCGCGGCTTCGATGATCGCGATGGCCGGCGACACGATCACCATGCACGAAGGCGCGCTGATGATGGTTCACCGGGCCTCGGGGGCAGCCTACGGCAATGCCGAGACGATGATGGATCTGGCGGCGACGCTCGAGAAAGTTGACGGCGAGATGGCCGGGATCTACGCGCGCCGGAGCGGCATGAGTGAGGAGACGGCACTGCGCATGATGAGCGAGGAGACGTGGCTGAACGGGGCGGAATGCGTCGAGTGCGGCCTGGCGACTGAGCGCAAGGGCGCGCGTAACGAGGGGGCGCTGGTGGCGGTGGCCGCGATGCTGGAAAGCCCGCGATTCAAGGGACGTTTTGAACACATTCCGCAGACGCTCCAGGTCTTTCGGCCGGCGGCGGTGGCGGACAAATCAAAAAAGGAGGAACGGGAAATGCCCGAACCTACCACAAAAGAGACCCCGGAGGTTCCGGAAGCGCCGACTGCCGCGCCGATTGAGCAAATCAACACGGCGAAGGCCGAAGGCAAGGCCGAAGGCGTGAAGGCCGAGCGCGATCGCAACAAGGCCATCCTGGCGCTGGCGAAGGAATACGGCTTCGAGGCCGAGGCCGATGCGCTGATCGACAGCGACAAGGGCGTCGACGTGATCCGCATGGAACTGATGGACAAGCGGATCAAGGCGCTAGAGGCGAAAAGCCCGGCGGTCAGCGATTCGCGTGAGGCCCCGGACGCCGGCGCGACCAGCGCGATCAAGGCGTTTGAAGATGCGGTCGCCGCGAAGGTGGCAGCCGGCATGGCGAAGCCGCAGGCGATCGCCGCGACGGTGCGCGAGGACAAGGCGCGCCATCAGGCGTATCTGGCGGCCGTGAACGCGAAGAAAGCCGCCTAACCCGGGCGGACGTGGACTGGGCGGCCGGAAGGCCAGAACTCTCACTGAAACGGAATCGAGGAAACCATGAGCCAGTTTATCGAAGGGCGCACCAAGACCTTCCGCGCCGGCGAGGCCCTGGCGAGCAATCGCCTGGTCATCCTGTCCAGCGGCACGGTGATCTATGCCGATGCGACTCACAAGCCGATCGGGGTGACGCGCAACGCGGCTGCCAATGGCGAGCCGGTGGCGATCGACCTGATGAACCTGCAGGGGACTGTCAAGATCGAGGCAAGCGCGGCCATCACGGCCGGGGCATCGGTCTACGGGACGGCGGACGGAAAGATCGATGACGCCGATCCGGGCAGCGGGGTGATCGTGGGCAAAGCGATGGAGGCCGCGGCGGACGCCGGCGACCTGATCGAAGTGCTGCCGCGGGCCAGCGCCGCGTTCTAAACAGCCAGTTTTTCCGGGGCTAGGCTGACGAGCCGAAAGCCTCAGAACCCGAGGGGTTGCTCCGGAATCAAGTTTGTCGGGTCTCATCGCGGATACGGGTTGCCGCTTCAAATTCAGGAATTTGGAGCGACGACAATGCCTCAGCCAACAACCAGCCTGGCCACCCTGCGGCCCGATCTTGCAGGCAGCCTTGAAGAGTTCGACCTGGCGATGGACCGCAACGGATTTATCGGCCTGCGCGTCCTGCCGGTGATCGAGGTCGCCAAAAAATCCGGAACCTTCGGCCGAATCCCCCTGGAGCAACTGCTTCAGGAGCGCGACACCCTGCGGGCGCCCGGATCGGGCTACAGCCGCGGGAATTTCAAGTTCACGCCCGACAGCTACATCTGCGAAGAGCACGGCGCGGAAGAGCCGGTCGACGACACCGAAGCGGAGATGTATCGCGAGTACTTCGACGCG